AAACCGGTATGAGTGAGAAGGAAGCCCTGGCGATGATGGATCAGGAAACCTGGCTCACAGCTCAACAGGCTGTAGATAAGGGGCTGATTGATAAGATTGCCGAAAGCCAGAACCTAAAACTGGCAGCGGCTTATCAGACGCCTCTGATACCTCAGTCAGTAATTGAAAAAGTAAGAAACACTGTCAAGAACCCGCTCAATGAGGCGGGTATTTTAACGCCTGAAAAAGCTCAGGCAAAACTAAATTTATTAAAACTAGGAGGTACAAGATGAACAGAGAAAAGTATTTAGCGGATCGTAAAAAGTTGATGGATGAGGCCCAGGCCTTGATAGATACTGGCAAGCTAGACGAATTTGAAGCTAAGGTCAAAGAAGTGGAAGACCTGGACTCTAAGTTTGAGGCGGCCTGTAAGGCTCAGGCGAACCTGGTCGCGCTCAATGACAAAACTACCATAACCCCGTTGGAAAATAAAAATACTCCTGTGGAAGGAAAGGTGATTGAGAATATGACCACCGAATTTGTTACTAAAGACAATCTGTATGCAAGTGTTGAATACCGTACCGCGTTTATGCGCAATGTTTTGGCTGGTGAGCCTATTCCGGCTAAATTTTTGAACACCGATGCCAATACCAAAACCACCGATGTGGGCCATGTGATCCCCGCGCCGGTCATGGAAAAAATCATCGAGAAGATGGAAGCCACCGGAATGATCCTGCCCCTGGTCACCCGCACCAGTTACAAGGGTGGCCTGGCCATCCCAACGTCCAGTGTCAAGCCGACTGCTACTTGGGTAGCTGAGGGGTCTGGATCCACAAAGCAGAATAAAACTACCGGCTCTGTAACATTTAATTATTACAAGTTACGCTGTGCTGTATCAGTATCCTTAGAAGTTGATACCGTAACCCTGGCAATTTTTGAAACTACACTGATCAACAATGTCGTAGAAGCTATGACTAAAGCACTTGAGCAGGCTATCATCAGCGGTACCGGCGGGGACGCTTATCAGCCCCTGGGCATACTGGCAGAGACCCCGGCAACTGGTCAGAAGATTGAGATTACCAAGGCTGGCAAAGTTGACTACGCCAAACTGGTGGCCGCTGAAGCCGCCCTGCCCCTGGCCTATGAAAATGGGGCGGTTTGGTTCATGACCAAGTACACTTTTATGAACTGTTTTGTTGGCATGGTTGATGCGGAGGGACAGCCGATCGCCCGGGTAACTTATGGCATTGGCGGAAAACCGGAAAGAACCTTGCTGGGCCGGACCGTAATCCTGAATGACTACATGGACAATTATGCTGCAGCACCGTCTGCTGATACGACCTTTGCGTTCCTGTTTAACCCGAAGGATTATGTCCTCAATACCAACCTGCAGATGACCATTAAGAAGTACGAGGACAACGACACTGACGACCAGGTAACAAAGGCCATCATGTTGGTAGATGGTAAGGTAGTCGATAAGAACTCCCTTGTCACCTTGGTCAAGAAATCTAGCTAGGAGGTACTGATTAATGACTTTACCAGGCTATAATCATAAATTTGGGCAAAACATTATGACTGACATAGAAGGCGTGGATATCGACCGCGCCTTCTTAGCTCACTATCACATTGACGCAGAGGACGCCCCGGCGGCTAGCTCCGACGGGGTGCACGCTGCCATGAACCTGGGTGCTGCGGTACAGGCGATTACTACCGGAATTACCAACCCGGCAGTACCAAGAAACATTAGGATTGATGGGAATGTATCGGGAATAACCGGAAAAGTAAAAATTACTGGCACCGATTTTGCGGGTACGGTAATTACTGAGGAAATTCAGGCCAACGGTACCACCGCTGTTGACGGTACTCTGGCTTTTAAGACTGTAACTAAGATCGACCTGCCCGTGCAGAATCATACTCCGACAAAGCAGAAGGGGACTGTGGCTGTTACTGCTGGAGCATCCGCAGCGGGAACGGTTGTTCTCACGGTTACGGGAGCAGCAATCCCGGGCGAAACCCACACAAGGGATGTGAATGTCGCTGTAACGACAGATGATAACACGACAGCAGAAGTTGCGACTAAAATAGCCGCTGCGCTTAATGCTGATGAGGTTGTGGGAGCCCATTATACAGCTGCTGCAGCAACTGCAAATGTCACGCTGGAGGCCAAGGTTCCCGCGGCACAGGATTCCACGCTCGATATTGCTGTGAAAGACGCGGACGATACCAGTGTTACCCTTGACACGTTTGACAAAACTACCGTACAGGGCGTACCCTACGACCAGATCAGTGTTGGCTGGGGCGATAAATTTGGAATACCCTATATGCTTTATGCTGATGAACTGGTAATACTGAAATTATTCGGCAAAGCGGCTGATAGCGGTACTGTTACTAACGATGCCGATGAACTTGAGAAGAACGTATTTGACCCGAATGGTACTCCGGATGGGTTGAATGACATCGACCTTTATATCGTTGTTTAGGAGGTGGCAATATGGCCCTCCTGGACGATGTAAAAGCAAACCTGAGGATATCAGGTAATGCCCTGGATGTTGATATCCAGGGCGATATAGACGCTGCTTTGATGGACTTACAGAGGGTTGGGATTGATATAAGCGATCAGTCCCAACCTCTGATCGTTAAGGCGGTTAAGCTTTATTGTCGCTGGCAGCAGGATTATATGGGTAAAGGTGAGCAGTACTGTAAAGCCTACACCGGTCTGATGCAAGCCCTATCATTGGCAGGTGATTATATTGCAGAATCTCAAGATTAAGTTAGTATCAATTACTGTGACTGATGATGATATTGGCAATCAAGTGGAGACTGAAACAACAAATGAGGTATGGGCTGAGGAAACCGGCGTCCGGCAATCCGAGTTTTACAATGCGGCCGTAACCGGATTAAAGCCTGAAAAGACTTTTATCATTTGGGCGAATGAATATAGTGGTCAGACTAAAATTGAAGCCGATGGGGTTAAGTACAAGCTGATACGGGCTTATAACAACCCGGCAAAAAGCGAAATGATGGAGCTGGTATGTGAAAGGGTGACAGCAGATGGCTAACGTATCAGTAGACCAGCTGGCCGCGGAGATCGCCAAGGGCCTAGCCGACTATTCCCAGGATGTGGTCGAGAAGGTCAACGCCAGCAGTGAGGCGGTTGGAAAAGCCGCAGTTAAGCGGCTCAAGCAAACATCCCCGAAGCGGTACGGTAAGTATGCAAAGTCCTGGACGATGAAAACCGAAAAGTTATTCGGCCAGCCACATACACGCATCATCCATGCCAAGGCCCCGCACTATCGACTGGTTCACCTTTTGGAACATGGCCATGCGAAAGTAGGCGGGGGTAGAGTAGAGGGG